AGATTGTACACTGAAACACTTGGAGCTTCTCAAACTATTTCAATTCAATCTGTCATAGTCCAACAACTTGACCCGAATGGTTATTGGAATACAAACCCTAATTGGTTAATAGAACAAGGTCAGGCGGTAAGTGACGGAACAAATTTAGGAAGCCTTAACCAAGCAGGAATAACCACACTTGGAAAGACCTACATAGCTAAATATGATATTCTTTCTTATACTTCGGGGGATGGTTTTCAACAACGGGTAGGTAGTGGTTCGGCTTATTCTGATGCAGAAACTTCTATTGCTACGCATAGCATAACCCAAATAGCTACGGGGAACGATTATATTTATATTAGTCCTCAAAACACGATTGGTTCTATAACTAACGTATCGGTCAAACTTTTAGGCACTTATTCAGACCAAAGCATTTACGTCACGGCTGCCGATGTTCAAACTATTCCACAAGCGAGTGTGTATTACTTAGTAGAATTAACTTCTATGGCTTCGAAGAATAGCATATACTTCCTTCCATCTTCGGTAGTACCCAATAATGGACGTTATACTAAATTGAATTTCACGGTAATAAGTAAAGACGCAACACCTACCCCTGCAAGTGGGATTATTTCTTTCTATGATTCCGTTGGTGGGTTCGATACCTATCCGATGGGGTTTTACGAATTTAAAATATATGAACAAACGAGTTCTACCAATTTAAACCCTACCTTAGCCACAAACCTTTTAGAAAAAGGAATTGCTTATGTTCGTGATTTTAACGGAAATATGGAGGAATTAGACGCCCCATTTAATGAGTACACTCCTTCCACGAATCAATATGTTTACCGATCATGAAGAAACAAAATTTTTCCTTTTTAAACTATGACACCTCGGAAATTCCTTTATTCAAGGAGAAACAGGGACAAAAATGGGTGAATTATGGCGTAGATAACCTCTATGGTGATTATTTGAGGGATTTATTTTTAGCGAGTTCCACCCACGGCGCTATTGTTAATGGGGTTGCAGATATGATTTATGGCGGTGGATTGGATGCCACCGATCGGGAGGAAAATGATGAAAAAAAGGAACAATGGATTAGGTTACAGGATTTGCTTAATAATAGCGACCATGAACTATTGCAAAAAATATCCTTCGATATTAAATTGTATGGTATGACCTACCTAAATGTTATTTGGAACGCCTCAAGAACAAGGATAGCAGAATTAAAACATTTACCCGTCCACACGATAAGATGCGGTGTGGCGGATTCTGAGGGGGTAATAAGCGAGTTTTATTATAAATATGATTGGCATGACAGGAGGAGCCATGAAAAGGTCATACAAGCCTTTGAAATGGATAACAGGACAGAAGCCTCAACTTGTTTACAAATAAAAAGGTACTCAGTCGCTCAACATTACTATTCCGTGCCTGATTATGTAGGTTCTACCAATTACATAGAACTTGATCGGGAGGTTTCTCAATTCCATCTTTCTAATATAAAACGTGGCTTTTTCCCTTCAATGCTTCTAAGCTTTAAAAATGGAGTTCCTACACAGGAGGAAAGGATACAAATTGAGAGGAAGGTAATGGATAAATTTACGGGGGCAGACCAAGCAGGTAGGATTTTAATTACATTTAATGATGGTGAGGAAACAGCGCCAACTTTTACACCCATAGATACTAATAATGCCGATGGAATGTACGAATACCTCTCTAAAACCGTTAGTGAGAAGATTTTAACGGGACACAGGGTGGTAAGTCCGCTTATTTTTGGTGTTCGCACCGAGGGAGGAGGATTTGGAAGCAATGCCGAGGAATTAAGGGATTCTTATTCTTTATTCAATAACACGGTAATAGAACCATTTCAAAATATTCTTTTAAAGGCTTTAGGAAATTTATTCGCTATTAATGACATTGAATTAGATATTTACTTTATCACGGCAAAACCTGCCGATTTCTTAGATTTAGACACTATTGATGCATTGGATGAGGGAGAACAAGAAAAGGAAGGCGTTGATGTGGAGGAACTCAAACAAGTCCAATTAAAAGTTGCGAATGTCCTTATTGAATTAGGCGAGGATGAAAGTGAAATATTAAAAGGATATGAGAAAATTGATGAACGCAAAGTGGAGGAAAATACTGAACCGATCATGGATGCTTTATTTAATTTCGCTTCTGTTATTCCAAGCACAGGCAACGATGGAAAGGGTAAAAGCAAACAAGATAACGAATTAATAAAGGTGCGTTACAGATATGCCCCTGACCGCAATACGCATAAACCACAGCGCGATTTTTGTTCTGATATGATTACGGCGGGGAAGGTGTACACACGAGAAAACATCTTAGCAGGGTTTGGGGCAAATCCGGGATTTGGAATTGATGGTGCGCCTACTTATGATATTTGGTTTTATAAGGGCGGTCCAAATTGCTACCATTGGTGGGAACGGGTGACATATTTACAAAAAAACAACCAAAAGATTACCGTTAATGAGGCTCGTAGGCTGATAACCTCTTTACCACCAAACGAGCGCGATGCGGTTAGAATTCCAACTAATCCAAAAGAGGTCGCTAAACGTCCTATAGATATGCCTAATCGTGGATACTATAATTAAAAAATAATGAGCCAAGCACTTTTCGTTTCAGCAAATAGATTAAAACGCGACACAGCCATAGGGGGTAGTGTTGATGACGATTTAATTCGTCCATATGTTTATATGGCACAGCAAAGATGGATATTACCCGTCCTCGGAACTAAATTATATGATAAGCTTTGCGCCGAGGTGGATGCAGGAACGGTGTCGGGCGTCTATGAAACACTTTTAAACGATTATATTATTCCATCTACCGTTCAATATGCCTTTGTCCAATTAGTTCCATTTTTGCGCCTTAGGTTTGTAAATAACGCCGTGGTGATTATGAACTCAGAGCAAAGTCAGGCGGCCACATACGATGATTTAAAGCCTTTAATGGACCAAGCCTTGGATATGGCAACATTTTACAGGGAAAGACTAATTGATTTTATCAATAACAACACTTCGGATTATCCTGAATATTCGAGCAATACGGGAGCAGATTTATCCCCAACCACTTCCAACTATACTCAGGGTTTAAATTTAGAATACACTTATACTGATTTGAGGTATAAGGCTTTTTTATCAGCAATTGGCGCTAATAACCTATGTTAAAGAAAAATAAGTATAAACCACGGTTAAAAAATGAGCACAAATTGAAAATTTATCTAAATGGCAAACAAAAAAATATCCGAACTAACAGCATTAACCACAGCGGCTTCAGACGATGTTCTGGCAATTGTGGATGTCTCGGGAACTGCGGAAACAAAGAAAATAACCGTAGCTAATCTTACGGCAGGTGCAGGTGGTGGAATTCTTACACAGGTGGAAACCACGGTAAACAATGCGGCAGTATTAGCCATGAAATATGACAACGCACCAATTACCTTAGTGGCGGCGGAGGCAGGGAAAATCCATGTGCCTGTTAATGTGACTTTGGTGGCAACATGGGGAACACCTAATGAAAATTCTTCGGATGATTTGCGAATTGGTTGGGATGCGGCTACCTCAACCTCGGCAGACTATTTTGTTGGTATTCGGGATTTTATGAATGGATTAACTAGTGGGACGCATACGGCTTGCGTTTCTCCTTTTGCCAATGGATTCGGAAATGTTTACCCTTCTACGCCCGTAAATAAACCTCTGCAGGTTTGGTGTTCGGATAATTTTACGGGTGGATGGTCTATGACCATTTATACCACTTACTATTCAATTACTGTCTAATGGAAATAATAGCGATAGGCGCATCTTGTTTCGTAGGAATACTTGGAACTTGGATTAGGATGACTAATGACGTTACTAAAATAAAAAGCAGATTATATTCCCTTGAAAAGCAGGAGGGTGAGGTCAAAAACCTACTTAAAGAATTGTGTGTTGGTATGCAGGAAATAAAATTGCTTTTGGCAGAAAAAGGTATTAAATGAGAACTATTAATCAAGTAATTTTACATTGTACAGCGACTACACTTGAACGGGAACTTTCGGTGCAGGAAATTCGCGGTTGGCATGTCATAGATAGAGGATGGGCGGACATCGGATACCATTTCCTTATTCACCAAGATGGGACGATAGAAAAAGGCAGGCCTATTCATAAAATGGGCGCTCATACCTTCGGAAATAATTTTGGTAGTGTCGGCGTGGCATATTGTGGTGGTGTCATAGAGAAAAAAACCAAAACCACAAAAAAATATGTGCCTAAAGACACCATGACCAAAGAACAGGAAAGTTCGTTTAGGGAATTATTTAAAATCCTTTCGGTTATTTTTGGTGAATTGAAATTGAGGGGACATAACGATTACTCGGAAAAAAAAGCGTGTCCAAGTTTTAAGGTAAACGAAAAATTTGGGGACATAAAAACAATATAATATGGAATTTTTTTTAGCAAATTGGAAAGAATTAGCGTTAGCGTTGATTACATTAGCGGGAACTTACACCGCATTAACCGAAACCAAAAAAGATGACAGGATATTGGATATTATTCGACGAATATTCAATGCTGTTATTCTTGGAAAGAATAGATGAAAGCGGTCTTAGCACTTTTATCGAAATTGAATTTTACGGAGGTATTTCGTGAAAAAGGAAACCTTAGAAAGTGGTCAGCTAAAAGAACCATCGGAGGTTTAATCGTTGCCTATGCATTAACGTCAATGGACGGTGAGATAGAATGGAAGGGGGTGGTGTTATGTGTCGTGGGTATTGTTCCACTATGCTTATCTTTTTTTGAAAGACGTTAGACCAAGACTAAAAGGGAACAAGCTAAAAGCTTTCCAACACCTGACCAAACAGGAAAGGCGTATTCTTGTCGTTGGTGATTTGCATGAGCCGTTTTGTTTAGAGGGATATTTACAATTTTGTAAGGACATCTATGCCAAATGGAATTGCAATCAGGTGGTTTTTATTGGGGATATTATAGATAACCATTATGCGAGTTATCATGAATCAGACCCCAATGGATTAAGCGGAGGGGATGAATTGTCTTTGGCGATTAAACGAATAAAAAAATGGTACAAGGCGTTTCCTGTTGCCGATGTTTGTATTGGTAACCATGACCGCATCATAATGCGTAAGGCTTTTAGTTCGGCGATTCCTCAGGAATGGATTAAATCTTACAATGAGGTTTTAGGAACTAATTGGAATTGGGTTGAACGTGTGGTATATGATCAAGTCCAATATGTTCATGGTGAAGGAGGGACGGCAAGGACTAAGGCTAAAAATGACATGCAAAGCACTGTACAAGGGCATATCCATACACAAGCTTACACCGAATGGATGGTAGGTAGGAATTTCAGGGTATTTGGGATGCAGGTCGGGTGCGGAATAGATTGGGAAAGTTTTGCGATGGCGTATGCAAGAAATTATAAGAAACAAGCAATAGGATGCGGTGTTGTATTGGGAGGGCATACAGCAATTAATTGCCTAATGCCTTTAGGAAAACCTAAATCATCCCCAGGGCGTGTCTTATAAAGTTCGAGAACTGTCCCGTTGTGTACCCTACCGGGAATCGACCTTTTATGATATGGAAACCCCCCACCAAAAATGAAAAAAAGGTGAGGGGCTGACCGTGGCGTTAGGGGTATCCTATTTACCACGGACTATTGCATATGTCAATACGTTACAAATTTACATTTTTTTCGGTTGCTATTATAATTTCCAAGCACAATTTATCCGGGATTATGCTTCTTTCGTAATTGTCTTTTAACCCTTGTGTTCCTGTTGGGGAACCTCTCGGCGCATCCTCATGATGGCATTTGATATTTCCATTAAAACAAATTGGAATCGGTTGCCAACCCATTGGATGAAACATGTCATGGAAATTATTTGACCAAATATCGGTAGGTTTCATGCGTATATCCCCATAAGAGCAATAGGTAACGGTTTTTCGGTTTATACCTTTGACCTTTCGCCTCATTTTTCCCCTTGGATTTTCCATGTAAAAAATTGAATTAGGAAACCATGTAAATATTTCCAACGTTTTTTCTAATATTTTCAAACCTAACAAAGCTTCCTTGGTTTTTGGTTCATGGTTTTCATACCAATGCACACCAATACTTGCAACGGAAAAATAGGTGCAAGGAGGGGATGCCCATATCATATCGGGAATAAAAGGGATGTCCTCAATGGTTAAATCCAAAATGTCCTTCACTAAGGATATTCCCTCAAAATTATTAATATCCACGCTATAAACAAAGTGTCCCCTTGCCTCGCAAATTTTTCCTATTGATCGGGAACCTGCGAAAAGTTCCAAAACCTTCACCCTTGCTTAATTGCAAGGGAATATTCTGCCACTTTTGTAGTGCCTCCATATCGGTTTTTCACCTCCACCATTTTGGTGTCAATATTGTATCCGTTTTCTTTCAAATCAAATATCCGTGCTGATAATCGATAGCACCCTAAATCCCGCATGGCTTGTAAAGGGGTAATAGTGCAATAATCATTTAGATAATTTATTATTCTATCTTGTTGGGTTATCTTTTTCATTTTGTTCTTTATTTATATTAATACATTCCTCTTGAACCACAGGATGCCAACAGGCATCTATGTTGTCATATGGTACATAATTTTGCCTTGCCCATCCTCGGAAAAGTTCTTTTTCGTCATCACTTAATTTTTTAAACATTTTTAATATTTTATTTTGAATCCTTTTTTATCATATAAACTCTTAAATTTAACTTCCATAGGCTCTGACCTTAAAACTTCCTCGCCTCTATAACGGGTATAATATTTATAGTCATTTTCCGTCCAATCAAAAGGGATAGGTTGTTGTAAGGCAAAAAGCAACATTTGATGCCATTTGCAAAATTCAGCCGTAACATGAGGATGCCAAAATGTAACTTCACTAATATCTATTTCCTTTTCTTTGTGAAATTTATACCTACAAAACGCCATGGGCGAACCCCATCCTACATATTTATCACCTACTTTGGCGGTGATTGTTTTGTGGTATTTTTCGGCTAATTCTAAAGCTCCAACACCATCAGAGGTGAATACGGGTGAATTGGTTTTAATAGTGTGTCCTGTTAGAACAACTTCGCCCGATAGGGGACTTATGCGATATTTACTCATTTTTTTAAAGTTCTGCGGTTATATGGCAATCCATTTTGTTTTCTACAATATAATCACGGATTTGTTTTCCCAATTCATAATTTGCATAGTGTTTTAAATCAATTTGAGTAACACCATATTCCTTTAAAATTTCATCATTCCATCCTAATTCGGCTAAAAACATATCTTTAACCCTTTGTATTCCTTCGCCATGTTCTTTGATCATTTTTTTTAATTGGGATTTTACAAAGGGTAATTTATCCCTCTCAACCCAATATTCTACATAATTTGAATCTAAAACCTCTGCGCCAAATATCTCAGGTGCGTTGCTTGGTTGTATGGCAAACATAAATTTTCCTTCTATGTCGCCTGTATAATATCTACCCATTTTATTTTAGTTTAGTTATTTGTACTTCACACCATCCTTTTTCGCTATGTGAGGGTTGCGCCTTTATCTTTTCCGTTGTCAGTAACGTTGCTAATGCACAGGTCGCCTTCCAAAGCGCAGGTTCGGGGATTTCATCATGTTCATCGTCATACATAATCATTCCCCTACATTCATACATTTCGGCGCATTCGTCATATTTAAACGAATAACCATTAATTCTGATTCTACTTTCCATTTTTTTTTGGTTTTTTTTCTATTGGCATTGATAGTTTAGAACACAGGTCACGCCAAAATTTAACCCTTGTCCTTAATTCTATTATTTCCTCTTGTTGTTTTTTTAGGAGGTATGTATTTAAAACGTCATTAGTCATGATGCGGTTATTTGATTATTATCTTCACACCATATTTCCTCCTCATATTCCCATAATAATTCCCCTCCATAACAATACACCAACATATTTACCAAAGATTCGGCGTTGTCATAACATTTGGTTTCCCCTATGTGCATTTTTTCCCAATCATGGACATCCCTGACAGCTTCAAAAACCGACAAGCCATGGTCTTCAAGCCATCGCTCGGCTTGATAGTATCCTATAATGTAATAATCTTGGTTAAATAATTCATGGTGCAAATCGGATACGTCATTTGTTAATTCCCCATAACGTTTCTTTTCCTTCACCATTTCCTTGATGTAGGTTTTTAATTCATTTTTAATCGTGCTTCTCATTTTTTCTTGGTTTGAGCATTAATAATATCATTTTTGTAATTGTTCCAAATTCGTAGGAAATTGGCCTCAAATTTTTCTTCGGGGGTTAAATCTTGTCCATTTAACCATTTCATCCAATCGCCATAATTCTTGAATTGGCGGTCAGGCAGGGTGGTTTTTCCTATATTCATTTTGGGTAGGCGGGTGTTGGTTTTTCATCTGAGTATGGATTGTCCGCTTTGCAATCCCTTGCACAAATATAAGCGTCTAATTTCGCCGTCCACTCGGCGACTTGTTTCTCATGCCACTCCACATGTTCGGCGGCTTCTTTAATTAATTTATCTAACATTTTTAAAAGTATTTATTTATAGTTTCTTTAGCAATTTTTATCGCCTCTTCGGACGTTTCAATATTTTCTCCGACATATTCTAATCCCTTTTCATATATTTCCATAGACACGGAATAAGTGCCAATATCTTCAAAATTCGGATTGTGTTTTGGGTGATTGGGCAACCAAATTTGGACATATCCGATAACTTCACAACCATCACCCACAAATTCCGCCATCACACTCGGGCATAAATCATTATGCCAAGAAGAATCCTCCCATGCATGTCGGGATTTATTTTTCAATTTTTTCAAAATGTCCACCACTAATTGACATTGGTAGGCATTTATAAAATCCTGTCCGTAATGTTCAACAGGTTCTACGGCGAATCGTCCCGATTCATCCGTGGTGGCATCAGTAATTTCCGTGCCATTAAATTCAAAAGGTAAATGTTTCATTTTTTTATTTGATTTTTTTATTTGTTTAATAATTCATTTAATTCTTGTTGTACCCATTTGGCTTTTTCAATTTCATCCCTGTTATAGAAATCATTCCGTAAATTGATCAAATAATTAATGTATTCCTTATCTGTGCTTAATATAGAATTGTGAATATTCATTTTGTTTGTTTTTAATGTTATTGCAATATACAAGTTTCTTTATAAAGTCCAATGCAGAAATACAAATTTATTTGTATCATTAATTAACTTCAAAATGTTGATTAGTAGGTTAATATAAAAATGTATTTTTATTTGTCATAGTAATTTATTTCTATTACATTTAAGGATTATTAACCCTTAAAATTTAACAATGGGACTATCTAAAATTAAATCAGTACAAGCCAACGGTTCTTACGAATCAAAATTTGATGGCTCTACTATGTTCACCTTTGAAATTGCTTTGGAGGATGGAACATTGGGCGAGGTGTCAGCCAAAACCCAAGATCGGTGGAAAATCGGTGATGAGGTCGAATATTCTTTAACCGAAACTCAATACGGAAAAAAATTGAAATTGAGCCGACCACAACAGGATTTTTCCAACGCCTCATTTGGTGGAGGAGGAAATTATCAATCACCCGACCATCGCCAACATCTAATTATGAATCAATGGGCAATACGCATGGCAATGGAATGGGAAATGAATCAATGCCCTCCCGATAAGATTAGAATTAGACAAGCTATAGCCTTGGCAAAACAATTGAAGGAATTTGCTATGGATTTGGATAACGTTGATGTTTCACTACAAGCGGAAACTGTGACAGAAAATATTTTTTGATGAAAGAATTTATCCAAAAACATTTTGGTAGCAATGTGAACATGGCAAAGGAATTAGGTATCACTAATCAAACCGTTACCAATTGGTTGAAATCTAATCCAAGAGGTATGCTTAAATATTTACCCGAAATTGTAGAAAAATCTAACATCACGGAACGCCAAATAGTTTGGGAAGTAATGTTTCATGAGGAAATGATCAAAACCAAAAATTAATGTTTACCCAATTTTCCTTTAATGTTCATGCAGGGAAAAAACATGGTGTGGAGGGTGCGGTATTGCTCTCCCACCTTGTTTATTGGGTTTATAGGAATGAATTGAATAAACAAAATTTCCATGATGGAAACTATTGGACTTATAATACGGCAGAATCCTTTACCGAATTATTTCCTTTTTGGAACTCCCAAAAAATTAGGCGATTATTGACTAAATTAGAAAAGGAAAATGCTATCATAATAGGTTGCCATAACAAAGCACGATATGATAGAACAAAATGGTTTACTATCACAAAACAAACCAAAAGCCTTTATTCCAATGATTTTTCAAAATTGAAAGATGGAACTATCAAAAATGAAAAATGCAATTTTCAAAATGAAAAAATGCAACCTTCAAAAGTGAAAGAACAATACCAAATAACTAAACAAATAACATCACAAATAACTACACAAAAAAAGGAAATCATTTTGCCCTTTGTGAGTGATGTATTTAATTTGGCATGGACAACATGGAAGGAATACAAAAAAATAGAAAAGGGATTTAAATTCAAATCCGAAATATCAGAACAAACAGCTTTAAATAATTTACAAAAAATCTCAGCAAATGACGAAAAAGAAGCCATTGAAATCATCCAACATGCCATCGCTCAAGGATGGTCAGGATTATTTGCTCGAAAAAAGAATAAAGGAACAAAAACTTTCGATACACAAGAGTATAAAAATTATCTCGAATCGCTTTGACCTTAGTCCTGATCAGGCATGGAAATATGGAACTAATATAAGGTCGGCATTTAAACAAGAGCCACAATTAACGCATGTTTCTTTAATGGCGATTTTAAAGGATGCGGTTGAATATTTAGATTTTAACAAAAGTTTTAGACACGAAGGTGATTATATTGAAGCAATAGATTATTTGATTAAAGAATTCCCTGTCATGAAAATGGAGGAATGGAAAATAATTTGCATACGATTAAAGGCAGGAAAATATGGCAAAATGTATGAACGACTAAAATTACCTGAATTAGTGGAAATATTCCAACAATTTGAAGGCGAAAGAGCTGAAATGATGGAAAAAAATATAAAACGGGAAAAAGATGTACCACCACCTTTGCAAAACATTGATGCTGAACTATTTAAAAAAATAGGTAAATCATTAGACCTTCCCGAATTGGACACGGATAACAGGGGAAGGTGGAAATTTATAGAACATCCCAATACAACAAATGAAAAAAATCAATTACCTTTTAGTGATTGTTGCGGAGCGGAAACAACGGAAACGGAAATGGGAATATGTCCTGACTGTTTAGAACATTGCGAATTTAGTACCGAATGAAAAAAAAGGAATAAAAATTTGGTTTCTTAGTTTTTTTTTCGTAAAGTAGCCGCCTAATGAGTGCGGCTTTTTTCATATCCATTATTTGCATAGCGTTTACCGATGTAGGCGTGGAATATTATTTGAGGTCCGAAATACGGATAAATACCATAATAATAATAATTTTATCCTTTTTTGGTATTTTTCTATGAAAAGGTCCACCCTCATAAAAAAATTAGACAAAGTATTTTCTTTATGGGTAAGGATGAAAGATGCCGACCACACCGGGCAGGTTGATTGTTTTACTTGCGGAGTTTCTAAGAATTGGAAATATGAGATGGATGCGGGGCATTTTCAGAGCCGAGGAAAATATGCCACCCGTTGGCATGAGGACAACGTAAAACCACAATGCAAAAGGTGTAATGGATTCCGTGGCGGGGAACAATATCAATTCGCACTAAATTTAGGGAAGGATTTAGCTGATGATTTGGTTTTTTTGAGCAATCAATCGGTAAGATTTACCAACGATGAATTGTTGGAAAAAATAAAATATTATACCCATTTAGTTGATTTGATGAAATAAATTCCTGAAAAACCCCTTTTATAGTAGTGATACATAAGTATGTAAAAGAGAATTATGGTTCTATCCTTGAAATATCCAAGGTTATAACCCGTGGCAATAAAGAAGATTATGAGGACTTAGCTCATGAGATAATGGTTTTGCTTTTGACAAGTAACAGGGAAAAAATGAATTTATTGGTGGAAAGGGGGGAAATAAAATGGTATATTTTAAGAGTTACCATCAATGAATATAGAGGAAAAAAAGGTGTTTATTATAAAAAATATAAAAGGCATAAAAGGATGCTTTATGATGAGCAAATGATCAAGGAACACAATTCCTTCCTCAATAATTTGAATGAAGTGGAAATAAAAAATAAAGAGGAAAAGGTTCTTAAATTTATTGACGAAAGGATAAATGAGATGCCTTGGTTTGAAAAAAATTGCTTTTCAATTTATTATAATGAAGGAATGTCTTTAAACATCATGAGCGAATTAACAGGAATAAATAGGAACACTTTATACAGGGCAATTAGAAAAGTTAGAAATTTTTTACAAGATGAAATTAAAAAAGAGCCGTGGTATAGGCGATGACCTCGAAAAAATCAGCAAAGCGACAGGCGTGGAAAAAGTGGTAAAAGCTATTTTCGGCGAGGATTGTGGGTGTGATAAAAGGCGGGATAGGTTAAATAAAATGTTCCCGCATCAGGAAATAAAAATGATGGACGCCGAACAAAAAAAATATTTTGATGAGGTTATCCAAAAAGCTTACAAAAGTGGACAAAATTTAGGAAAACACCATGCAGAAGAGTTTTATGCCTTATTTGAAAACCTGACAGGACAAAAGGCACAAAAAACTAATTGTGCATCATGCAATAGGAAAACCTATCAAAAATTATTAAAAATATATGAGGCAAGTTGCGAGGTATAATACGGAAAAATTATTGTTGGATATTGGCGCTGTTATGATGGAAAAAGACAACCTACACCATAATTTGGCATTGGAAAGGTGTAAAAGGGCATCTATAAAATTAGGATTTACTTGGGAACAGGTGGTTTCCAAAAGACGCCATGACAAATTAGTGGATGTCAGAACTTGTTTGTGCAAATTTTTAAGGGAAAGGGATTGGACTTTAACCTCAATAGGGGAAACATTGAATATCCACCATGCCACGGTTTTACATCACAACAAAAAATTTGACGATTTATTTCCGATAGATAATAATATTCAAAAAGTATGGTACATTATAAAAACAAGTTGAAATGACAGCACGAAAAGCCAAGAGGCATATGAATGAAGCCGAGGACTTTTTAGTCATCAGCAAAGTAAAAGGCATTATTTATGTGGACACTAAAGATAACGATTCCGTAAATATCATTGGTGATTTGGCGGTAGCCAATAAAGACTTTAGAAAATATTTAAAAGAAATCCTTAAAGCCATAGAATCCTATGAAAAAGAAACCGATTAAAAAAATACAATATCGTCCTATTTCGCAAGTGCAATTGAATCCGAACAATCCGAGGACAATGGATAAAAATGATTTCCAAAATTTAAAGAAATCAATTGAAGAATTTCCTCAAATGTTGCAGGTCAGACCATTGGGTGTGGCAGACGGAATTGTAATAGGCGGAAATATGAGGTTATTGGCGATGAAGGATTTAGGATTTAAAGAAGTACCCTGCATAGATATTTCCGATTTTACACCCGAACAATTGCAGGAATTTCTTATCAAGGACAATCTCAGTTATGGGAAATGGGATTGGGACGCCCTTGCAAATGAGTGGGACACGGAATTATTAAATGATTGGGGGTTCGAAATTATGGCATTAGAGGAAATGTTCGATGAGGGAGCAATTGATGAAAGGATGGAATTATCAGAAAAAGAGGAGGTGGTGATTACCCTTACCATGCCATATTATGAGTATCAAAAGGCGGAAAAGGAAATCAATAATTTAACCAACAACTATCCAAATATGACATGCAGAATCCAAAATTAAATGTCTTAATTTATCCGATGCTCTCGGTGGATACCTTAAACGCCGACAGCAACTATATTATCATTAAGCAATTATGTAATGAATTAATAAAAACGGGTAGGTATAATTTTTTCCTGTTATTGGATTCTAATAGGAAATTAGTTAAGGATGATTTAAGCGCCTTGGTAAAAATCATAAAAATACCTATGCCAAAAGCCAAAAAACACCAAGTCATCCATCTAAACAGCAATATATTTAGGCAAATATTTAAAAAATATGCTTTTGATATTATTTGGAATAATGTTGTGGAACAGGGACATCACTTAAGATATTTCCAAGACACGATAGTAGAGGATTTTCGGCCCAAGGTATTCAATTATCACCATTATGTTATTCACAGGTCTTTGGACAAGGTAACAAGTTACAACCCTTGCCGCCATATAATGTATGACCAATTGATCGGTTCGTTAGGCGCAGACATGAACTTTTTCCATACCAATTATTGTTATGAGATGCTAGAGGAGGAGGCAAAGGATATTTTATTGCCGAAAAGGGTAAAAGAGATAAAAAGTAAAAGTGTAATTTCCTTAGGAGGGTATATTGATGAAATAAAAAGCAAGGAAAAATATGACATATTTACTTTTATCTTCAATCATAGATTGGACGGGTATAAAAATTGGAAACAAACCTTCGAGGTTTTTGACCAATTATGGACTGAGGGGTTAAAATTTCAGGTAGTTCTCACCGCCGGGGATAAAGACAATATCAATACAATAAATAAGAAGCCTTATACCGTAGTCAAATCATTTACTAAACACCAAGACTATATTAAGGAACTTTCCAAATGTCATGCTAATACCCTAAATTCAAAACACGAAACTTATTGCATATCGGTTGCGGAAAGTATAATGAATAACCAAATAGTAATTTTACCCAACCGATGCACCTTTCCTGAATTGGTTGACCAAAATTATCCCTACCTATTTAATGATATGGACCAGCAAATTAAAATGCTGAGAGGTTTGATTAAGGATGGAATAAAAGAATATAAATATAAGGAGAGTGGTAAATTAAAATTAACGAACCATGCCATCAATATTCACAAATATTTCTTAGGATTGGGTAAAGGGAATAAATCAGACATTTTTAACAGCATAAAAAAAGATGCCTCAAAGAAAAAAATAATCGAATATTTTGAGCATAATGATCAAATCCAAATAGAGGTGTTTAAAAATTTCGTCTTTAAATTAGGATATGCTTCACAAAGTTTTCCTAACGGGAAGTTAAAAAGGATATTAAATGAATTTGGTTACGATTACAACATATCATTAGACAAATATGTAAAAACATGACACAAAAAACCAACAAAATCCGACAGACTAAGGAATCTCTAATACAAGCATTAGAAAAAACCTTAGGCGTGGTTACACCTGCATGTAAACAAGTGGGCATACATAGGTCCACCTTTTATGAATATTATAAAACTGACGATGAATTTAAACAAAGGGTAGATGATATGATAAACCTACAATTAGATTTTTCGGAGAGTAAATTGTTTAAATTGATAGAGGATAACCACCCACCTTCGGTACATTTTCATTTAAAATATAAAGGGCAATCCCGTGGGTATGCTGAAAGGCAGGAGGTAACGGTAACGGAGAAAAAACCGCTTTCGTGGTTTGATGAAAAGGATTGAAACAACCTGCTACATACTATCAGGCTAAATCCTGCCATCAAAAAATACAGGTACACCAAGGCGGAACTAGATCGGGCAAGACATGGAGTTTATTAAATGTCCTAATAGAATTATGTTTTAACCATGATGGCGCAGGTATGGTAATTACGATAGCAAGGAAAACCTTCCCCGCTTTAAGGGCATCGGTCATGCGTGATTTTTTTACCATCTTAAATAACGAGGACATTTATGAACCTAAGAACCATAACAAATCAGAATCTACCTACACCCTTTATGGCAATCTAATCGAATTTATTAGCGTGGACCAACCGCAAAAGGTAAGGGGAAGGAAACGGGATGTCTTATTTATAAATGAGGCAAACGAAATATCGTTAGAGGATTGGAGGCAATTGTTATTACGAACCACCTTTAAAACAATAATAGATTATAACCCATCGGACGAGTACCATTGGATTTACGATGATGTATTGGAACGGGATGATGTGGAATTCTTTAAGACAACTTATTTAGACAATCCGTTTTTAGAACAAAGCGTAATAGACGAAATTGAAAGATTTAGGTACACGGACGAAAATTATTGGCGAGTGTATGGGTTGGGTGAGCGTGGTGTAAATATGGCGGCGGTGTTTACCAATTGGCAAGAGGTTGATGAAGTGCCTGAAAGGGCAAAATTGGTGGCATTTGGAATAGATTGGGGTTTTACTAATGACCCCACGGCAATAGTTTCCGTTTATAGAGAGAATTATAATTTGTATATTCGGGAACACCTTTACAAAACAGGGTTAACCAACAGGGATATTAGCATTGAATTAGACAAATTGAATTTAGAAAGGACACCAATTATTTGTGATAGCGCAGAGCCTAAATCAATAGAGGAATTATTTCGTTTAGGTCATAATGTCAAACCTTCCAAAAAAGGTCCTGATAGCGTAAGGTTGGGAATCGATATTATGAAACGGCACAAATTACATATATTATCCGATTCATTAAATGCTCAAAAGGAATTTAGAAATTATAGGTGGGAAACCGATAAAAATGGACACAATATAAATCGCCCACGGGATAGCCATAACCATATTATCGATGCGGTTAGGTATATTTGCATAAATAGAATTGGAACACCGTACTCAGGAAAATATTACATTTCGTGAATGAACTCACCTAATAGCATAACCAGAAGTGAACACGCACGTTTTACGTAAACACGTAAAATATCCGTACAAAACCCGTAAACCCGTAAATACCACCTTAAAAACCATAATGGAAAAAATTAAAATATTTGTACCTACGTCCCTTGCTGATGTTAGCGTGGCACAATACAGGAAAATAGCAAAATTAGATACCACAAAAGAACCTGAAAAATGGTTGGTTGAGGCAATCAGTATTTTTTGTAACATCACCAAAAAGCAGGTTAAAGCAATGTCATTAAAGGACATGAATTTAATAGCGGGTAAAATCTCACAATTACAGGACGCTGAGAAACATGATGAAAGGCTACAAACAAAAATTACTCATAAAAAAACAGATTATGGATTTCATCCCAATCTATCAAAATTAACCGTAGGAGAATTCGCTGACATTGAAACATATTGTGCCAAGGGATTATTTGAAAATATAGGACAAATCCTTACCATTTTATACCGACCTATTACTTTTGAATCGGGCGACTTTTATCAAATAGAGGACTATACAGGCGAAGGCGACCCCAAAAAATGGGACACTTTAAAAATGGATGTGGTTATGGGAGCGCTCAATTTTTTTTTATCCATAGGCGAAACACTTACGATAGATTTAGCCAATTATTCAATCAAGAAGGAGGCGGAGATTTAATATCCGAAAAATGGGGATGGTACAATATCATTTACTATTTAGCGGACGGTAAAGCTTTAAATATAGAAAAAGCGACACAATTAGAGATAGAATCCGTTTTTGCCCTTTTATCATATGAACAGGATAAGAACAGGCAAAACAAATCACCTGACATAGACCAATACCGATGAAATCATATGTACAAATAGTAAACCTATTGGAAACGATAGCCACGGATTCAGACATGCTTCACCATTTTGCAGCAGGTCCACTTGATCAGGTGGACATAGAAAAATTAGGACAAACTAATTATCCTTTCCTTTATTGTGAAATTTTAGGGGTTACGGTAAATAACGGTGTATTAAGTTATGATGTAGAACTTTTTGTCGCTGATATGATATTGCCCGATTTGTCAAATAGAACCCAAACCTATTCCGATACCCTCCAAATATTGCATGATGTCTTAAACCAATTTATTCAGGCTTTAGCTACCACTAACATTACGGTAGATGACGATTACAAAATGGAACTCCCTGCAACCCTCACACCTTTTACCGCCCGATTTGATAATGAATTAACGGGATGGAGTGGTATGTTTACAATTGAGGTGAGCAATAAAAATGACCTTTGTATAGCACCATTTAGTTAATGTCCTCGGTTTTAAAAATAAAAATAGGTAAAAACATTTATTCCATGCTTAAAACGGAAGCGGCAATGGAAAAGGTGGGGAAATTGTGGCGTAAAAATGCAAGAATTTCCTTACGCAAACAGGATAGGATAAATACGGGAGCTTTATATGATTCTATTCCTGTGGACATTTTTGAAATGGGCAATGGATTTTATGTTGATATTACCCCCAAGGTGGACTATTGGGAATTCGTTGATAAGGGGGTACAGGGCGCTAAACGTAATATATTCCCCGACCAAGCCAAATCACCATTTAAATTCGGAAGTGGGAAAGGACCAAGAGGTTTGCGGGGTGCTATTGATAAGTGGGTATTGCAAAAGGGAATTAGTGGTACAAGGGATGAGAAGGGAAGGTTTATTGAAAGGAAATCTTTGGTGTTTATGATAAGCCGAGCAATTTATAATAGGGGATTAAAACCCGCTTTATTTATAACACGAACAGGTGAAAGGATAAAAAAACATATAGTAAAAACCATAGCACCTGCCATATCCTTTGATTATGCTAATGCCGTGAGGAAGGAATTAAAAACCGATAAAAATTTAAATGTGAAATGAGTAATATGTCTTTGGAATATAGTCCCAATAGTGGATGGGTGCATGGCGTTTTTGAACCCATCACCTTTGTGGTGAGTTCCACCGATCAATCAGGAGGAACTTATTTTAAATTTCGTTACATAGCAGACATATATGTAAACAGCACGGCATCACCATACACGGCTCAAAAGGTGGCGAGGATAAAACTATTACCTAATGGGGCGGGAGCAGGTGTCTTTCAGGTGCAAAATATAATCCAAGATTATATGAAAATTACCCAAGCCGACACCTCAACAAACGCATCAGGACTTCATGATGATGGAATCCATACATTAGGTAAGAATAATGTTTCAAGGCTTTGGCAAGAGAACTCAGGTGAAAATTATAGGAAGATAAAGGTAAATTTCGGACAAGAATTTTCAACAACCGAAGATGGTGCGGCGGTGGAGGAATTAGATGAATTAATAGACAATTATGTGAGTTGTGTTATTTCGGCAGGTATGCTTTCCTCTCCTACATATGACATGGGATTGGATTATAATGCAACAGGAAATCCCACCAATTATTTAGCAAACTTTACCCCCACCTCGGCAAGTAAGAGAATGTTGTCAGATAGACCTATAAGTTCCACTCACATTTCCACTTTAGCTTCCACGGTTTCCGTTGTCAATCAAAAGGTAACTAAATTTGAATATAGGACATTAGCGTCCATGATGGATTCCGCTTCGCCCGTTTCCGCGACAGGGCAAAGCATTTATGTTGGTTTATTTAGTGACTCTGATGTGCTTTTAGATTCCCAACATTTTGTGGCGGGTACTGATGGCGGAACTTTACCTGCATCTTCCGACCAGGACTTTGAGAGGCTACAATTTGTGGGAGTAGGTCCTCAAAATTTAATTAACCAAACCATAGACACGGGGTTTGCCACACAATTCAATGCCGATGCCGTGAGTTATTATGAGGTGTTTCTAATGAAAGATGGAACAACCGTACCCGCTAATGGAGATACGGCGTTTATGGCTTCATGTTGTTATAGGTTTGAGGTTGTTGATGCAGATTGTATTTATAGAACTTTAAATGGGACGGACGCTTACAATTATGTTACCCTCGCGTGGCAAAATTCTTTAGGTGCATGGGATTACCAAGCCTTTTCCTTGAAACACCAAAGAACAACCGCCGAAATTAAAAAAACGACCTTTGATCAGGTGGAGGGAAATTGGGACACGGCGGGAGAGGCAGGAACTCCTGAATTAAATTTTGGTTATAGGGGTGATGAGGGCGGACTGACGGTGAGTAATGTTGAGGCAAGGCAAACGATGAAGGCGAGAACAAATATTTTTAGTGAAGCCAACGTGGATTTTTTAGAAAACCTATACCTTTCGCCAAGAGTTCAATTAATGAACTATGATGGCACAGCAATACCGATAGTGGTTACTAATAAAAATTGGATAAGGAAAAATAACCTTAATGAAGGAGGAGGATTTATTTATGAGGTGGATTTCCAATATGCTAAAAAAAGACCTACGGTAAGATGATTCAATTAGTAGTTTATTCACAAACATATGACGTCCAAACCACACTTGATTTATTAAATCCCGGTGCTATTTCATTAAATTTTGAGGTAGGTAAGGTGGGTGATGTGGTGGGGAGATATTCGCCTTTTAGTCAAACCTTTTCTTTGCCTTTTACAAATATCAACGACAAATTTTTTCGCCAATATTTTGATGTAAACAACCAAGGGTATAAGGTTTTAACCAATGGTATTTCAGGTTTTAATCCTGACTATGTTACTAATTGCCAAATTAAGGTTGATGGAATTCCTGTCATTACAGGGACGCTACAAATGACTAAATGTTCTGTAAAGGACAAAACATATGAGGTGGTGGTTTATGGCGCTGAGACAGGCTTATTTCGTGCCATAGATGACAAAAAATTACTTGATGTTTTCCGAGATGAGGATACTATCACCACGGACTATAATGTGAATTTAAATGATGCAAACATAATAGATTCGTGGGATAATACTAATGACGTAACCAATGGTAATGTTGGTGATGGTGTCATTATGTTTCCCACAGTTGATTATGGTTTTCTTGGTGATTACAATTTCCTATTTGCCGAGGATAATGGTATGTGGGAATATGGTATTTTAGCGACAAATTGGTGGCAACCTTATCATTTTAAACCTGCAATAAACTTAAGGCATCTATTTAACCGTGTTATAGAAAAGGCAGGGTACACCTTAAAAAATAATTCCTTTCTTACAAGTGATGCGTGGGATAAAATTTACATGACATTAGGTTCTGATAGAGAATCCACGGCAATAACCACCATGCACCAAAGCCAAGTGGGTAACACCGATTCTGCTAATATATTAAATTGGGGATTGGTTGGGGGTACTAATGGCGTATGGCAAGAGGTTTTGTTTCCCACTCAATCAGGCACGGCTACAAGTCCACCCGTTTTTTATGATGTTAATGACGATTGGACTCCTGCGGGAGTTTTTACTCCGCCTTATGATGGCGCTTACTCAGGGTTGTTGGTTATGACCTTCGATTCTGACAACGCATCTTTGGCGCAAGGAGCTTCCATAAAGATCAGGATTACCAATAATCTAGCTTTTAATACTCAGGAATTAAATACAATTGATGTAACCGGTGGCGATGGTTCAGGTACACCCATTTTAACCACAATATCCTTTCCATTTACTATTCAAGCCGTAGGAGGTACACCTTTAACGATAGAGGCTCGAGTAAATTGCGAAACGGGATACAATGTCAATTTAGTTGCCACTAATACTTATTGTAAAATATTAAGCAGTAGTTCGGTTTCAGGCGTGGCGGATATTCCTGCTAACATGCCCAATATTTTACAAAAGGATTTTTTAACGGATATTATAGAAAGGTTTAACCTTGCTGTGGTCGCTGAATCGGGGGACAACAACGTTTTAACGGTGATGCCATGGACAGACTATATTCAGGCAGGAGAAAGGAAGGATTGGACACAAAAATTGGATTTATCCAAAAATTTTGATTTAACTCCTACCACCAATTTTAAGAAAAAAACAATAAAGTTTAGTGATGCGGAAGATGAGGATAATAGAAACGTAGGTTTTCAAAATACTTATGGACAGGTTTTTGGTACATACACTCAGGAAATAAAGGGCGACTATGTTAAAGGAGAGTTGACCAATAAACCTATATTCGCACCGTGGCATGTAAGTCGAGTGCCAAGGGAGGATAACACCAATACAACGGATGTACCCGATATGGTTATCCATGAAAGTTATACCTACGGCACGGAAGGTCCTTTGTCATCATGCAAACCGAAACTATTTTATTATAATGGATTAAAGGACACAGGTTCACCCGAACCGATTTGGGTTGGTTTACAACATTCTTATTCCTATCCATTATGCCTTCCTTATTACAATGATGGCGACCAAATGGCAGAGGATTCGCCTATGTTGTATTGGCAATTCCAAACTCCTACAACTTGGGGAGGTAATATTTACGGTAGCGTACCGAGTTCAGAGGGATATTTTAAAAGGTATTGGCAAATATTTTTGCAGGACATTTATCACAAAGATGCGAGGCTATTAAATTGTTCTTTGAATTTATCACCTACTGATATTCTTAATTTCCAATTTAATGATGAAATAGTAATTAAGGATACAGCATATCGGGTTATAAAAATATCAGGTTATCAACCTTACGCCAACGCCACCACTAAAGTAACCTTATTAAAAAAAATATTTGGTTTAAGTTCACTTCAAATCACGGATACCACCGCTGATTGTGAGGCTAATCCAAATGCCTTTTTTGCAGACGGAACGGTAACTTTTTGGGATTACGTCACCGATTCTCAGGTTGTGAGCGAAACATGTTGCCTCGAGTATGGCTATTATTGGGATGGAACGGATTGTTTTTGGGATTATGGTGGCGGTGGGGATGATGGTGGAGACCCCACTACGGGGCTTGGAGGGGCAGGTGTTCCTACTGACGCCACACCCGATGATGCAATAGATGGAAAAGGTTCATTAAAAGGCGTGGGTGGATTCATGTCAAGGAAAAAGGGTAATGTTCCTAATATTAACCCCGTACAAGGGGAGCATGGTACACGGGGACAAAACAGGGAAAGTTTTGCTAATACGGTTGCCAAAAATTTCGTGTATTATGCTACAAGCAAACATGATACAACAATAGCGGCAACTCCTAATGGAATAGAAGGTGAACAAAAAGGTATCCAAATACCTTATGACACCATGGCGAGGTTTACAATTCGCGCCCTAAGTGTGCAAACGCATGTCTTGACAGGAGGAACAGGTTCATATGGTTCTTCCTCTTTCAATGTTTGGACTTTCCTTGTCAAAAATGTGGCAGGTGTTATTACCGTGGTAGGCAGTTCAGAACAAACCGATTTCCAAGAAGCTGATGCGGATGCAGGAACAAGGACGATTTCCTTGATCGGCGTAGCGGGTAAAACGGGTTTCGCGGGAAATCAAGGCGTGGAAATAAGGTGTACAGGGCCACAACGTTCACAATTGGCGTGGCATTTAGATGTAGAGGCTACGTATATGGATTATGGATACGCCAAAAATTTAGATGATTTAATATTAACCGAGGACATGGCTTATTTGACTACCGAAAATGGACTTAATTTACAGCAAGAATGATAGAATATATGGATGCGGTGGGTAAATCGATACCTAACACCCTAAAAATGGCACAAGAACGTGAGGTGATAAAAGGCAAAGATACCCTTATGCTTTATGGATTTTATGAATATACAGGTTTTTCTGATTTTTTTAAAAAGGTTAGACAAGGCATAAAAGCGAGAAAAAATGGGTGAGGTAATTGAAGTAGGTCTAAAAATGACAGGCGCAAAAAAAGCCGCCGATGAAATCGGGAAAATGACCGATGAAACCAAAGATTTTGGCGATAGCGTGGAATTGGCGAGTGATGGTTTAGATAAAATGACGGGCGGGGCAATTTCTGCCTTTAAGGGAGTGGTAGGCGGAGTAAAAAAGGCGGTAATAGGAATGAAAACCTTAAAAGGTGCTTTGATAAGCACGGGTATTGGCGCTCTTGTAGTCGCCGTGGGTTCTCTAGTGGCATATTTTACACAAACTGAAAGAGGAGCAAAACAATTAGAACGGGTTACGGCAGGACTTGGAATAGTTATGGCAAAACTTGGGGATACACTTGCCATAGTAGGTGAGTTTTTGGTAACATTATTTACTGAACCCGCAAAGGCACTCACCGATTTTCAGGATGCTGTTGACCCCTTAAGGGACAAAATTGTTGCTATTTTCAATGACCCTAAACAAGCCATCATAGATTTTTCCACCATGCTTAAACAGTATGTAATGGATAGGATAAAAAACCTGTTGGATGGAATTAGTTTTTTAGGTTCGGCTATTGCCAAATTATTTAAAAGGGACTTCGCAGGTGCATTGGCTGACGCGAAACAGGGCGTGGTAAATTTAGCTATGGCAAATCCATTGATTCATGCACAGGTGGTAGTCGTGGAAACTTTAGTTGATGCAACTAAAAACCTTCGCGAAGAAATAGAAAAAGCCGTTTCAGCACAAGATGCGCTTACCCTTCGTAGTCAAAAATTACGAGAGGACCAAAGGAAATTATCTTTAGCCTTTGCCGAAGGTCGAGCGCAAATAAAAGAAAATAACCTTTTAGCTGAGGACACAACCAAAAGTTTAGATAAAAGGTTGGAAGCGGCACAAAAAGCTATTGACATTGAAAAAGGTTTAATGTCAGAGCGGCAAAGATTAGCGAAGGAGGAACGTGATATTTTTAAAGCGCAAATGGAAATGTCTGAAAGTACCGAAGCTGATAAGGAGAGATTGGTTGAACTTGAAGTCGCCTTAATCGATATTCGTACTGAATCGGCAGAAATGCAGACAACCCTTAACAATAAACTTAATACCATGCAAGCCCAAGCCGATGCAGAAGAGGAAGCAAGGTTGCAAGAGTTAAAGGATAGGCAGGATATGATGGACGCTGAGAAAAAGGCGGCTATGGATGAAATGACGGCGAAAATTGAGGAAAACGCTAACAAGAGAATTGCTTTAGCCGAAGCGGAAGCCAAAGCTATTAAGGCGGCAAGGAAACAAGTTGTAGCGGCAGGATTTGATGCCCTCAAATCTATGGCTAAAACTGAGGAAGGGGCAAAAAGGTTGGCAATTGCTCAAATTTTAGTTAACCAAGGTATTGCGATGTCTGAGGCAATTAGAAGCGCCCAACAATCTGCCTCGGCAACAGGGCCGGGTGCTGTATTTACTGCGCCAGGTTTTACCGCATCTATGATAGCTTTGGTATTGGGTTCATTTGCACAAATTAAAGGCATAATGAACCAAGCAGGAGCCGCCTCTGAATCCGTGGGTGGGGGAGGGGGAAATGTCAGCGCCCCCGCTATGACAGGAGGACTAATACCTGATTTAGACGAAATAAATCAAGGGGTTTTAACTGAACCTGTCCAAGCATATGTGGTGCAAACTCAATTAGAAGATGTGGCGGCACAAACCCAAGCTATACAACAAAGGGCAAGTCTGTAAATAAACAAATTGGAAAAAAGTATTTTTATTAATATGAGAAAACAAGTAGAGCTTTTAATAGATGAAGATGAATTAACAGGGATAGAAGCTGTTAGTTTGGTGAGATTCCCTGCAATAGAGGAAAATTTTGTGTATTTATCCGCAAATCAAACCAAGATGGCTTTCGCATTGGATGATGAAAAAAGGATGCTGATAGGTCCTGCTTTAATACCTGAGAAATTGATCATGAGGTTGGATGAAGATAATGAAGAATATGATGTGTTCTTTTCTAAGGCAACTGTACGACAAGCTATGGAATTGTTTATGCAAGAGGCAAGAACAAATGAACACACTCTGGAACATGAATATAAATTAGATGGTGTCACGGTGGTGGAATCATGGTTGGTGGAGGATGAAAAGGCGGACAAGAGCGCACTTTATGGTTTTAAATTGCCCATAGGAACATGGATGTTATCCGTCAAAGTAAATAATGATGCCATTTGGCAAAAGGTAAAAGATAAGGATGTGCGTGGGTTTTCTATTGAAGGGTACTTTACTGATAAATTGGTCGAGATGCAAAAAGGAAAACTTTGTAAAAATTGTCCTGAGGATCAAATGATAGTATCACAACTAAAATCCATTATGCTCGATGAATTAAAACCTGAAGCTTTTTTAAATGACCGACCATTGTTTGGAAGTAAAAGGATGGCAGAATTATGGGGACAAATGTTCCACAATACCTCGGGATTTGAGGAAATGACCTTAAATGGACGCACCCTATATTCTCACAAAAATAAACAAAATTAAAAAATATACTTTTAAATATAGTAAAGCTATACTCCTATGAATACAATAGAAAAAATCCGAGAGATTATGGGATTACCAAAAACCAATCTCTATGCCGAAGTCAAAATAAGTGATGGACGTGTATTAGTAACTGAGGCAGAAGCCTTCGAACCTGGCGCTGAGGTCAGGATTTTGGATGAAGGTGGAAATACCGTTGAAGTCAGCGCGGGTACTTATACCCTTGAGGATGGAAAAGAATTAGTCATTAACGAAGATTCCCGTATCGATTCCGTGGCATCAGATGAAGTTGAAGTGGAGGTGGATATGGAAACTATTCCCGAAGCTGAAGAAGAAGGATATGAGGATGGTATTGACGATGAAAAGGAGGATGTTCGTGAGGAATTGGATTATGAGAAGGTTCGTGACGCACTAAACCAAGGTTTTCCCGATTTAGGGGAGGCGACTATTGATGCCATAGCCACGCTTGTTTCTTCTTTATATGAAGGAGCCGAGGTTGAGGTTGAGGAGGAGGAAGAAGAAAAGGTAGAGGTAGATGCCTCACAGGAATTTTCTGAGGTGATCATGGAATCCCTCCAAAAATTAAACGAAAGACTTGACACTTTAGAAAATGCACCCGCTTCAAAAGGTGTAGAGGTGTCACCAAATAACTTCTCTAAGCACGAAGAGAAAGATTTATCTAATTTAAATGGCGTGGACCGTGCTGTCCACCATATTTTACAAAATTCTCACCGATAAGGACATGAATTATCTAACTAATAAGAAGTACAACTTCGACATAGATGCAACTGTAAACACCTACGCAGGTGAACTTGCACTACCGTATGTTACGGCTGCCCTTTTAGGTGCAGAAACAATTGCTAAAGGGCGTTGCCGCTTTTTAGAAGGTATAGTAGGAAAGACCGTTATAAGTGGTCTCGCTACAACAGACACAATTCAAGATGCAAGTTGTACTTGGAATGATGGCTCTAACGTAGCACTTACCGAACAAGTTTTAAACCCTGCGGATTTAGCCGTGATGGAGGAAATTTGTAGAGGTACTATGTATCCAACTTGGATAGCCGCCAACGGCAGGATGGAAAGAGATGGAAATCTTCCTGTTGCTTGGTCGGACTTTTTACTTGGGGCAGTAGCCGATAGAACAGGTAACAGCCTTGAAAATCTTTTATGGCAATCAAGCGCCACCACAACATTTGGTGTTGGTTTCCTTTCGACCGACGGTGTCATCGATGATGATGCAACAGGTATAGGAGGTTCTGCTTGTAAAGACTTTATTGAGCATGATACAGGAACAGCCGCTTGGACTAACACTAATATATTAGGACACATGAGTGGTGTATTTGATGCGGCGCAAGCCATACCGGGCATCCTTCAAAAACCAGGATGTGGTTTCTATATGTCTTACGAGGCATACGCTTTTTTCTTACAAGCGATAGCAGGCCAAGCTTCAGGACCGGGCTACCAAACTGACCTTACAGGACAGGTAACTTTCTTAGGTTATCCTGTTTATGCAACAGGAGGAATTCCAAATACGGTTGATGTAATGGTATTTACTTATCCTGATAATTTAGTGGTAGGTGCTAACAGCTACACGGCTGATATTTCCGCACAACTTATTCCTGTCTATCAATATGATGGTTCTGATAATGTTAGAGCCGCGATGCGTTTCGCTGTTGGTGTCCAAACTGCGGTTGCAGGTGATGGGGTTGTAGGATTCGACTTTACTTAAATTTAAATTAAATAGATATGCCTTGTAATATAAGTGCCGCAAGAGGTATTGATTGCCGAGATGCAATAGGTGGTCTAAAAGCTGTCTATTTCACTAAGACTTTTGAACCTGAAATTTTAAAACACGCAACTATTGGTGGAACGTCATATGAAATGACTACCGCTGGATTTGCCACTTGGTCCACGGCAGACGCAGGTGTGGTAACAGTTTTTAAATATGATTTAGTTACTGATTTATCTTCATTTACTTGCGCTGTGGAGGCTGATAAAGCCACAGGTTCAGTAATGTGGAATCAGACGCTTAATGTGGTTTTGCAAAAGGTGGTTACGGCTGACCTTTTCCAACTTGGATTAATTTCCAAAAACCGATCACAGGTTTGGATTCAGGATTCTAATGATAATGTCTATTTAATGGGTATTAATGATGGATGCTACCTAACAGGTGGAGACTCTATCGCTTCAGGTGCAGGGCGTTCTGACATGAACGGACTTAACCTTACTTTTACAGCTAAAGAGGTTGCCCCATTGTACGCTATTCCATTAACTTCGGGTGTTTCTACAACGGATTATCCTTTTGATGGACTTGGTGATGCTGATGCAGATTTGACTATCACGACAGCATAAAATTTAGATCATACTAAGGAAATGGGGAGGTTGCTTTTGCTTCCTCCCTTTTTTTATTAGAAACAAAACGCCAATTTAGACTTTTATAATTGATGCTACAAATAATATCTAACTCCAACGAAACTTCTACGGGTCCTGAATTGGTGCAGAATGGTGATTTTTCTGAGTTAGGTTCAGACCTTGTCACGAATGGTGACTTTGCTCAAATAGGTTCTGAGCTTGTAACGAATGGAGATTTTAGTGCTGCGGGTAGCAACCTTGTCACAAATCCAAACTTTACGGATACGGGAAGTGAGCTTGTAGTTAATGGTGATTTTGCTACAGATAGTGATTGGACTAAAATTGGAGGTGCAACAATTAGTGGAGGTAAAGCTAATATTGATGGGGATGGTACTTCTTTTACATCAATTTCACAAGCTTCTATTTTTACAGAAGGTAATAGTTACATAGTAACTGCAGATGTAACTATTACAAGTGGGTTAGGTTTGAAATTTCAAGATGGTGCTAACAATGAAAATATTGGTTTTGCAACAACTTCAGGTTCATATACATTTTATTTTGTTGCCACAAGCAATACAACTTTAGTTATAGGCAGAAGAACGGGAGGTACTGCTTTTGAATCTTCAGTAGACAACGTATCTATTAAAGAACTCGGAGAGGATTGGGTAAGTGTAGATGATACAAATACATTTGGTGCGAATGGTCTTACTATGACTTCAACCGAAGGTGCTGATGTAAAAATTTATCAGGCTAATGTAATAACAAGCGATAAGTCTTACAAAGTAACTTACACAATACATGAAAATGGATTGACTGGAACAAATTCCATACAATACTACACGGGTTCCGCTTTAAATGGTTATGACGATTTACCTCAACAAAGTGTAGGAACACACACTTTTTATTATACTGCTCC